ATTCATCCTCCATATGTGTTGTAAAAGATTCTGACGCTAAAATATCATTATGAAAAGACCAGGTTTCAAAATCATCCCGGCATCCAGTATCGTGGTTCCATTTCGTTATAATAGTATTACCACACAACCAATGCTCATTTTCAGAACCATACGATACTTTATAAGAAGAGCAATTTTTGATAAAGTACAAAAGTTTTTTAGCTCGTACCTTATCCCACATGGTGTTAATTTGTTTTTCGGTTGTAGTTTTACACATTATCATTTTTATTCTCCTAGTTGACTCTTATACATATTGCGCTCGTGTTCCCTTTCAAGATAAACTTGAAAGTCTCCGATGGTATAAACACCGTATCCTGCCCAATGACTTGGGTCGTTTGTCAAAATACCAACCGCACCACTATCTATAGTTGCTTGGTTTAATTTATTAATATGATTTACTAATGCGTTTGTATAATGTGCACCCATAATTAATCTCCTTATGCGTAAAATGGAAGATTGTTAATATCAATTTCTTTGATACGACCTTGACTCCATGAACTATCAGTTTCAGGTGTTGCCAAAATTGTTTCCATTTGAAATGGTGCAAATGTTACATGGCAACCACCCCAATAATGTCGAGGACCACCATTAATGATATTATATAATCCTTGTAGCATCTTTTTCCGATTTGCACCATATCCAGTATAAATTACATTTGCGATAAATGATTCTGAACTATTCGGTTTTGCTGTTAGATTTTTGTATAATTCGTTTAATTTCATTTTCATCTCCTTATTTCTCATTATCATAGTACTATGCTAACATGGATTTCTCTATTTGTCAACAAAAATCGGGACTTGATGTGCCGATTTCTTGTAAGTCCTTTAAACACAAAGACTTAACCACAGCTGTTATCTCTGCCACGGTTTGCATCCATTTTATTTGTAGATCGTCCATCCTGCTGAGTCTGTGCTGACCTTTCAATATTCGACTTATAAATAGAAGATATAGCACATTTTCCTGGAGCACGTGAAGTAAATGGTGCTTTTACACGACCCTTGATAATCTGTTTGGTCTTGGTTTTTTTCATTGCATATCGAGTTATTTTGATTTCATTTTCTTTATATTCTTTTTCGATTTTCATTTTAGATCCTTTTGTTGTTTGTTTATTTCTCATTTGTTAAGTACTATCCTACAGTAATTCCCGGTATTTGTCAACAAAAATCGGGACTTGATGTGCCGATTTCTTGTAAGTCCTTTGTTTCCAATGACTTACAGGCACATCATTAAAATTACTGTTAATCCTAACAATGCGAAGAGTAAAATGTCGGTTAAAATTTCTTTAATATTCATTATGTAAGTCTCCTTATTTCTCATTTAATATACCACTATCCTATCATATATAGGGGTATTTGTCAACAAAAATCGGGAGCCAGAACTCTTTGTTTTATAAGGGTTTACAGACAATCGGCCAAGTCATTGTAAATAAAGGTCTTGCTACTATGTCGGGAATTTGAGGAAATTTCTTAAATAAATGTTATAAATATCTATAATAAAATATTTTTTATAAAGGGATTAGAATGAAAACTTTTAAGGATTTGATGGAAGGAAAACCAAGTAAATGGTCAGATGTTAAAGATATGAATGTTAAGAAAAATGCAAGTTCCTTTCTTAAAGCACTTGATAAAGGCCAGGTTTTAGGTTATAGTTCTAGTCAAGAGGAATTTTATATTTTTGACGATGAAAAAGATTTTAAAGCTGCAACACAAGGTAATAAAGGTAAAGCCATGAATTGGCTCAAAGTTGAAAGTAAATGGCTACCTGTCCTCGAACTTGAAAAATTAGGATAAGAACTTGGCTATTTTTACAAAACCCCTTTCGACTAATGTGCGATCTTGGTCTGATCTTGATTTGGATTTTAAACCACATCCCGTAACAGGTGATATAGTGGTGAAAAGAAATGTTGAGGCTATAAAAAGATCAGTAAGAAATTTAATACAAACTAATGAGCATGAACGGCCATTTCATCCAGAAATTGGAAGTAATATTAGAGGTGTATTATTTGACCTCATTGCTCCTACCACTGCGGTAGTTTTACAATCATCTATCCGTCAAGTATTAAATAATTACGAACCTAGAATAAAGTTAATTGATATTAAAGTAGTTGCTGATTCAGATAGAAATGGGTATCATGTTACGATTGCTTTTGAACCTATAAATATTCCAGAAGCAGTAACAATAGAATTTTTCCTAGAGAGGTTAAGGTAAGATGCCATTATCAGATAAAATACAAGTAACAGATTTAGAGTTTGATGATATTAAAAGTAATCTAAAAAATTATCTATCAGCACAATCGCAATTTCAAGATTATGATTTTGAAGGTTCTGGTATGTCTATATTGCTTGATTTACTAGCTTACAATACTCATTACATGGGTTATTATGCAAATATGCTTGGTAATGAAATGTTTATGGATTCTGCATCACTTAGAGATTCCGTTGTTTCTCATGCCAAACTTTTAGGTGTAAATCCAGTATCAGTTAAACCTGCTACTGCAGCTTTAAATTTTACTTTTGCTCCATCAGGTTCACCACCATCATTAGTAATTGCAAAGAATACAAAATTTCTATCTAAAATAGATGGTGTCAAATATAGATTTATAACTACTAAGTCTACATTAGTTCCTAGAGAATTAAATGGAACTTATGTTGCTTTAGGTGTTGAAATAAAAGAAGGAAAAATATTAAATAAAACATATACGGTAGATGTTAATGATACTCGACAAAGATTTATTATTCCAAATGCAAATGCGGATACAGATTCAATAATAGTTAATGTTCAAGCATCTGTTTCTAATTCTACACTTGAAACATATACGAATGGTAGTGCACTTGATATTACTACAATTAAAAAAACTGATAAAGTTTTCTTTATACAAGAAATAGAAAATAGGCAATATGAACTAACATTTGGTAATGGTGCAATTGGTGCTCCACTATCAGATGGTAATATTATTTTTATTGAATATATTGTTAGCAGTGGATCAATTGCAAATAAAGCAAATACTTTTAGTGCAACTAGTACTGTTGCAGGTTTATCTCCTTCAGATTATATTGTAACAACCGATGCAGCAGCAGATGGTGGTTCAGATATTCAGACAACCGAATCATTAAAATTTTTAGCTCCTAAATTATATTCAGCACAAAAACGTGCATGTACAAAAGATGATTATAAAGCAATTCTATTAGAACAAAGAACAGATATAGAATCCATTACGACATATGGTGGAGAAGATGCTGATCCAGTTCAGTATGGAAAAGTTTTTATTGCAATAAAACCAAAAGGCAATAATGTTTTTAGTCTTGCTGCAAAAGAAGCCATTATAAAAGATATTATCAAACAAACAAACGTGGTTACGGTTATTCCAGAAATTGTTGATCCATCTTTTTTCTTTTTACAATTTCAAACAACGGTTAATTATAATCCTACTACTAATCTAACAGATGAAGTTACTTTAAAAACAAATATTAATAATTCTATTCAAACTTACCTTCAAGGTAATATAGAAAAATTTGACCAGAAATTTAGATACTCTCCTTTAACAAAAGATATTGATAATACTTCATCTTCAATTAGAAATAGTAAAACTACTGTAAGATATGCGCAACGAATATATCCTGCAACATTTGGTGTTGTTGCATCTTATGTAATGAATTTTAATAATCCAATTATACCGGGTTGTTTCAAATCTACACAATTTGTAGGATCTGATGGATATACCTGGCAACTAGTTGATGATACTGTAGGTAATATAAAAGCAGTTAAATTAGTAGCAGGGTCTACGACCACTCAAACATGGACTGAGGATTATGCTACAGGTTGGGTTCATAGAGTAGATAGTACAGGAACCCTTCATACTGGAGAATTTCACCATGATACGGACCACCATGATGACGATAGTTTGCTTCTTGACCAACAGATTCAGTTAGATGGAACTACAAATATTGGAACAGTAAATTATGATACTGGTAAAGTTTCGATTGTTAATTTTGCACCAGTGTCAATTACTTCTGGTGCATCTTATATTCAATGTGTTGCACATCCTAAAGTTACCACAGCGGACATTGCACCATTACGAGAACAAATATTAACTTATGATGTAAATGATCCAAACTCAATAGTTATTAATATGGTTCAGGAAACGCTGTAATATGACCATTCATTATACAAATTCTCCAATTCATCCGGAGTTTCACGAAAGACTAAGCGTAAAAGTACAGGGACAGTTACCAGATTTTGTGAAAACAGACCATGTAACATTTGTAGCTTTCTTAGAAGCTTATTATGAGTATATGGAACAAATTGGTAAACCTGTTGAGGTTATTGGTAACCTAACTAGTTATGCTAATCTTGATAAAACTACTGATGAGTTTCTTGAATATTTTAGAAAACAATTTGGTAACGATATCCCAGAGGCAGTATTTGCTAATGCAAATAAACCATTCGTATTAAAAAATCTTCGTGATTTTTACCGTTCTAAAGGTAGTGAAAAATCATTTAGATTTTTATTTCGATTACTGTTTAAAGAAGAAATTGAATTTTACTATCCTTCTGAGGATATGCTTCGTGTGTCGGATGGTAAATATACAAAGAATAAAATTATCAGAGTAATAGATACATCTGGATCTGATGCAATTTTTGGTTTAGTAGGAACTAGAATAGTTGGTACTATTTCTGGAGCAGAAGCAATAGTAGAATTAATATTAAAAGAAAAGGTTGGTAGTACAGATGTTTCTACATTATATTTATCTGGAATAAGAAATTCATTTATACCTGACGATCAAATAAAATTAGGTCATTATACATTCACCGTTGGTAGTATGATTACAGATTATAAGATAACTAATTCTGGTAATAATTATAGTATAGGTGATATAATTTACGCTCCAGGCGGAATAAATAATTCTAATGCAGTTTTTAAAGTTGATTCATTGACTACTGGAATAGTTACAGGTGTTAATATTGTAGATGGTGGGCTTGGATATGTTGTTGGTGATAAACTAAAAGTTAGTAATATTTCGGAAGAATTTGGTATTGATGGAAGAACTGCTAGTTTGATTGTAAAAGAAATTGATGTTTTAGGGGCAGGTACAGTTACAAAAATAGAAATTGAGAATAGTGGTTCTGGATATATTAAACTACCAACTGTTAGTGGTGGATCTGGTACTGGACTTGATGTTACTTTAGCAGGTTGGAATATTAGTGGTGTTAAAACATTAAACATTATAGATAATGGTTTTGGTTATGTAAGTACTCCAACTTTAGATTTTACTTCTAAAGGTGATGGTACAGCAGTAGGGACTGGGTTTGTTTCAGGATATGAAAGTGAACATAATGTTGGATGGGATGGTGATGATGGTTTTCTGTCATCAGGAAAATATATTCAGGATAGTCATTACTACCAATTATTTTCTTACGTCATTACTTCTAATAATTCAATCGCTAACTGGAGAGATATTGTAAAACGAACAGTTCATCCAGCTGGTATGGCAATGTTTGGTAATGTGCAAATTATTAGTACTGCATCTACTAGATTAAATGCATATACATTTGATGATGCACCAAAACAAGATTATACAATTATTTTTCACGAAGGTGAAATTGAACCACCTGTTGTTGTTAAAATACCAGTTGATTCGTGCGAAGGAGTCCGTGAATTTTCTTTTAACGCGGATGCGATGCTTGATTACTTATCCGTTCTTCAAGATATTGCTGATGATCCAAATCCAAATGAGGAATGGGATTTAGTTACCAATGCAGTTACATCGTCCGATGATTGGGGCAGTGTTAATACTGCGACATCGTTTTTGAAACCAACTATATGTCAAACATATATTAGTGTGTTGGGAATGCAAGAACTCAAACAATTAAAAGGTTTAGATGAATATTTATATATAAGGATTGGTGCAACTAGATTTGAGGAGTTTGGGCTCTTGACAGAAGGAATGACACAAGAGGGCGATGATTTAGGTAATCTTACAGATGAGATTATCCTTACAACGCAGTTAAGACTAGGACCACTAAGAAGAAAATTAGATTATTGGAAATTTAGAAAACAGGGTGGTTATTCGCAAGGAGATACAAACACAACTGCGAATCCTAATGGAACAGGAGGGCCTATTGGAACAGAATCAGGAACTGCTATTACACCTTGGCTTAATGAATTGTTATTTGACTGGAATCATAAAGGTGGTTTGAAACAAAGAAATGTAACAAATGCAGTAATAACACAATGGGATCATAATGTGATTCCCGATATATCTTATGGGTATACTACAACAGCTGATTTTCTTACCTATGTATATGGAACAGCAGATCAGGTATTACCACCATTGTATACTGGTGGTCCAACACTACAATGGTACCAACCTGGTGGTAATCCATCTTAAAAAGTATTATAAATATTAGAAATAACGACAACATGAGGAAAAAATAATGTCTGCTATAATCAATAACAGTTTTAGAAAGTATAATGCTGATAATTTTATTACTAGTTTTGCTAGTAATAATGTGTATCTGACTATTGGTAAAAATGATCCATGGGCCGGGCCAAGTACTGGTGAATATGTTGAACAAGCACCTAATGATGCTACAGTACCTATTCCTCTTGATACTGCTGTATCATATTTTAAAAACCATGATGATTTAATTGCAATTAAAAAGATTAGTTCTGCAGATGTTTCTCATGTAATTAAAAGAGTTAATTGGACAACTAATACGGTATACGCAGAGTTTGACCATTTACAAGATGATATGATTGATGGTGTTTTGTTAGACTCAAATGGTCAACCGGATTCTGCAGGAGTGTTGACAGACTTTTTTGTAATGAATAGTACCTTTAAAGTATATAAGTGTATTAGTAATTATGGTGGTTCAGTATCAACGGTTGAGCCTACAACTACCAACTTAAATATTTTTGAAACTTCAGATCATTATAAATGGAAATTTATGTTTGAAGTTCAGCAATCAGATGTTGTTAAATTTGTAACAAGTGATTGGATTCCACTTACAGCACCAGCTGATAGTATTTCCAATCCTGAACAATCTGCTGTAGAAAATGCTGCAGTAGATGGTGCATTGGAACATATTGCTGTAACCGCTGGTGGAACATTATATAAAAATCATACAGGGAACGCTGTTTCGTCAACTATCAATACAATCAAATTAACATCTGGTACTGGACAAACATGGGAAACTGATCACCAAACGGATGATTATTATAATAACATGACTGTCTATATTAGAGCAGGTAAAGGTATTGGTCAGTTAGTAACAATAACTGATTATGATGGAGCAACTGAAACAGCAACAATTTCTCCTAACTGGACTAGTTCTGCTACATATCCAGATACGACAAGCGTGTATGATGTTATGCCTGCTATTACATTATCATCCATAGATAGTAATAATGCTAGTGCTCATGTAAGTAGGGTTAATGCATCAACTGGTGCTATAGAAGCTGTAAGTATGAAAAGTGTAGGGACTGATTATCGCTCAGCAACTGCTTCCGTGACTAGTGGAGGAGCAGGTGGAACAGCTGCAACATTAAAACCAATGATTAGTCCACCTGGTGGACACGGAGCGGATGCTGTTAGAGAATTAGGAGGAGCATTTGTAATGTTAAATAGTCGTTTAGTTGGTATTGAAGGTGGTGACTTTCCTGTAGGTGATGATTTTAGAAAAGTACAAATTTTAGTTAATCCTATATTAGTAGATGGTACTACTCCTGCAACAAGTAGTGTTTATCAAAAATCAGAACTAAAGTCTGATACAGGTAGTATCCTTTATTCTGAATTTAGAGGACCTATTAACAGAGCATCAGATTCAACCGAAGATATAAAAATCGTTTGTGAATTTTAATAAAAGGAAACTGTAAATGTCGAATTTCAATATAAATGTTAATCAAAGTCCATACTTTGATGATTATGATGAAACTAAAGATTTTCATCAGATATTATATAAAGCAGGATTTCCTGTTCAAGCACGCGAACTTACGCAAGAACAGACGATTTTAAGAAACCAAATCAAACGATTTGGGAATCATGTTTTTCAGGATGGTTCTAAAGTTACGGGTGGTGATATTACTCTTAATCTGGAATATGAATATGTAAAATTACAAGCGTTATATAATGGAGT